AAACACTGGTACCTGAATGGTGTAGAATACACCGAAGCAGAGTTCAATGCAAAGATGCATCCTGCAAAGGAATTGTCTGTTGCTGACATCGAAAACCTACTTGGTTTTAAAGTGAAGATTGTAAAGGAATAAAATGAAAACATACGAAGTCAAGGTGCATGATAATGGCGACATTTATTGGTACCTGAATGGGCAATATCACCGTGAAGACGGTCCGGCGATTGAATTTGCCAATGGAGACATTTATTGGTATCTGAATGGTTTAGAATACACAGAATCACAATTTAATGCAAAGATGCATCCTGTGAAGGAATTATCTATTGCTGATATCGAAAAGCTCCTTGGGTATAACGTGAAAATTGTTAAGGACTAAAATGAAAACATACGAAGTCAATGTCCATGCTAATGGAGACACATTTTGGAATCTGAACGGAAAACTACATCGTAAAAATGGACCGGCGGTTGAATATGCTGATGGAGACAAATTCTGGTATCGGAATGGTGAACTACACCGTGAAGACGGTCCTGCTGCTGAATATGCTAATGGAGACAAATTCTGGTATCTGAATGGTGAACTACACCGTAAAGACGGTCCTGCTGCTGAATATGCTGATGGTTCCAAAATCTGGTACCTGAATGGTCTGCTTCATCGTGAGGACGGCCCTGCGGTTGAATATGCTAATGGAGATAAAGTCTGGTACCTGAACGGTAGCCGGCATCGTGAAGACGGTCCTGCTGCTGAATACGCTGATGGTTACAAAAGTTGGTATCTGAATGGTCAACTTCACCGTGAAGACGGTCCTGCTATTGAACTTGCTAATGGAAACAAATACTGGTATCTGAATGATGTAAGATACACCGAAGCAGAGTTCAATGCAAAGATGAATTCTGTAAAGGAATTGTCTATAGCTGACATCGAAAAGCTTCTTGGATGCAGAGTGAAGATTGTTAAGTAATTGATTCATTTAGGTGTTTGACATTTAATTGATGTATGGTATAATGTATACCTTGATTGATAACTTGTGAAGAAAGAGAGATTTTATTATGGTTAAAATGAACATGACTCCCCGCTTTGATTCCCGTGTTACTGTTGATGTCTATGCTGGTAGAATCAGCAAACGTCGTGCAAAGCGCACTGTCACCACAATCGCTGCTGGTTCTAAGGCGGTATTCAATAAAGAAATGCGCGCGATTTTCAATGGTCGATAATAGAGTCGGAGAGTTTGTTCGACTTCGCGGCATCGAACATTCAAAATCTATCTTCGAAGAATTATTTGGAATCAAGGGGTACGAGTTTCTTTTGATGTCAGAAATACTCAGAATTCCAGCAGAGATTATATCAGCTTCGACTGCTGGATTCTGTTGCATCAAGGTAATCGGCTTGTACTTTGACCAAATTTCTATACAGCATATCAAGTAACATTTCACAGTGAGCTAAATGTCATGATTATCGATAATACATCACACGTAAAAACCAGTTTGCGCAATTCTGTGGAATTTTCTGTTTCAGAAGATTCTGCAAAAATTTTCAGTTTTCTATCCAACTTCCTATATAAAGACAAAGAACGTTCTGTAATTACAGAACTTTGTTCTAATGCTCTTGATGCTCATAAAATGTTAGACAAAGACTCTACCCCAATTCGAGTACATTTGCCTACTGAATTCCAAAAAGAATTTCGAGTTCGAGATTTTGGTCCCGGGTTGACAGAGGCGCAAGTGCATGAATTCCTGACTAAATATGGTGCTTCGTCAAAGAACGAGTCAAACGATTTCATCGGTGGCTTTGGCATCGGTTCTAAATCTCCTGCGGCGGTCACAGATACTTGGACAATCAATTCATTTAATAATGGGTATGAAACATCATACTTGATTCATGTAAACGAAAGAGGAATTCCAAGTATTAACACTCTTTATAAAATGCCCACTACGGATAGTGGACTAGAAGTTGTGGTACCCACAAAAACCGTGGCTCCTTGGCACACCGCGGCTATTAATGTATTTGAAGTGTATGATGTTATGCCAGAGTTTAAACATGCATCTAATCCAATTAATAAGAAAGAATTTAGTAAAATAGATGGACTCGATTTAATCATGTTCGACAATAATAGCAGTGATATGCGGTATTATCACAGACGAGAAATTGATGTTATCATGAATCGTAGACTCTATAAATTGGACACAAAAAAAATTGGACTTGATGAAACATTCGAGTACCAGTGTTATCTCCCTTTTGATACTTCCGAATTAAGTGTGAGTCTTTCTAGGGAGGATTTGCAATATGATACTAAAACCATTTCAAAGATTAAATCACGATTTGAGGCAATTAATGGTGCTTTGCAATCGTTATGGAAAAATAATGTATCGGTGTGTACTAATGTGGTTGAATATCAGCTCGCTGCATGTGCATTCAAGAAAAAATACAATTTAACACCGAGTGCAGCGTATTCTTTTGCGCAAAAAATGAAAGATGAATTTTTGACAAATGTCGATTTTTTTAATTTAAAATTATTTAAATTTAATGTTCCTATTGCAGATTCGAAAGTCCAATATCACGACGCCGAAAAAGCAGTAACTCTGAAAGCGGGCAGATATGCAAAGGGATTTAATTCAATCTCAATAGCCCCCCCTATTAGTTACAGTAAAGCCCAATATCAATGTCAATATCAATGTATATCGTTTGTATGTGATGATGTAGATAAATTGATATTTGTTCTTCGTGATACTACTGCAGTTTTAAACCGAGTTAAATTAGAACTTTCAAAGCATTCGCGTATGTTTGCTGTAATATTAGATAAAGAATGGTATGATTGTGTTCCAGTAGGGTTTAAAAAAATACTCGCGAGTACGCTGGAGCGACCTAAAATCGAAAGAACAAAAAAGGATAAAGTAATTTCAGAGTTGTTTCAAGCTGCAGGAAATCACTTCAATAAAGTATTAGAAGGAGAGTGTTCTAAAGTTGATGCAGTATATATTACAATGTCGAACGCCAACACAATCAGTTCAATTGTAAATGAAGTTGATGCGAAAGTATTTAAAGAATTTAGATATGATGCTAATTTCGTATTTATCAAGAAAGATACTATTCCACCAAAATGGGCAATATCTTGCACAGAATGGATAAAAAACAAATATAATTCCTTATGTGCAATGAAAGATGAAATCATTCGAGCTAAAAAATGTAAGATGATTGATCAGTTATATTATGGGAGTTTAATTGATAGAATGATTAAAACCCCAAATTTGTTTATTGATATTCCTATTAATAGTGTGGCAAGTCAAATTATGTCAGAAATTCATGCCATAAAGAAAAATAAACTAAATTTGACTGCCCTTGCACAATATGATACATTATATAAATGTGCAAAAATTTTAAATAAAACAATAGATGATGACGTTAACACAGTGCGTGAGTATAAAGATCGTATGTTCTTAGCATATCCTATGTTGGAATTTGTTAGTTATGGAGGTAATTTAAATGATATATCTTCTCGTAAGGTGGTTGATTATATTAAACTTTGTGGAATGTGATTAAAGGAGAAACAAATGCAATATGTAAATGTAGTAACAGATGATTCCATTCTTGTTTTGAACATCGAAAACGGTGAACAGGTCAAATTTTATAGCGATGACAATAGGTATCAGCTCGCATTGGAATTATTGCAAGAGGAAGATTATGAGTCCATTTTTGAAATGGACATTAAATCAGTCGTAACAAACTTCTTTCAAACCGACAAATACGGCGATATCTCAGTTAAAATTGAGGATGGCACCGGGGTTGTTCATTTTGGGCGAGATAATACAACTGTGCCATTGCATCCTGCGATTGCCCAGCGGATTCTAAAGATGAATGAACAAGGATTAGATTCTCTTGCACTTGTCAATTTTATTTCTAATTTATATGACAATCCGAGTAAGACCGCGGTAGATGAACTATATCTTTTTATCGAAGCATGTGAACTGCCTATCACGGATGATGGATGTTTTATTGCTTATAAAATCGTCAGGGAGGATTATAAAGATATTTTTAGCGGTACAATGGATAACAGCATCGGCCAAACACTGAAAATGCCGAGAAATATGGTAGATGATAACCGAAATCGCACTTGTTCTGCTGGTCTTCACTTTTGCTCAAAAGATTATTTATCTTATTATGGCAAGGTAAATAACAGTAGATGCATTCTTGTAAAAATCAATCCAGCTGATGTAGTTTCTATTCCTTCCGATTACAATAATGCGAAGGGCAGGACGTGGCAATACACTGTTGTAGGCGAAGTAGAAGACCCGGACTGGAGAGCAAAACTTTCTGTAGCCGACTACACAAATGATGCTGTTGTTGATTCTACTGGGTGTTCTAAATCTGAAAAAGGATATTATGAGAGCGACTATGAGGACGACTATGAGGCAGATGATGTATACTGCGATGAAGAATAATTTGCAACTTACAAAGAAAGAAATTTAAATGGCTACTACTAAAATTAGGAAAAAGACTCCGATGAAGAATAGGACATGTCTTTGGAGAAAGATTGCAAAGAAGCAGGAAGATGGTAGCAGAACAGGTAGAGCACTACGGAATGCAATTGTGTCGACTGTGTCGAATAAAAAGTTTTTACTACCAATTCATGCTCAATTGTTCAAACGAGCGGGCATAAAAACGCCAGAATTTGACAAACTGTATCAGATGGTAGATAATAAGTCAATCGGTGATGAAAATAATCAAATTATTGAAGGAGAAGCTAATGTTGTTGTCTAAAGAAACAGTTGAAGTATTGAAGAATTTTAATGGAATTAATTCAAATCTTGTAATTAATGTTGGTAATAAAATTGAGACAGTATCGGTAGCAAAAGATATTATTGCATCGTATGTGTCCGAAGATGAATTCGATAAACAAATGTCTATATACAACCTAGGAGAATTCCTTGGAGTATTATCTGCATTTGAGCAACCTGACCTTCTATTAGATACAAAGTCTGTAACATTTAAATCCGGTAAACAGAAAGTGAATTATATCTATGCAGATTCTTCACTCTTGGTTACTCCACCTACAAATCGAGATAAAATCACTAAAGCACTCAGTTCACCTGCGGTTGAATTTTTATTGAGTGGGTCTACTTTGACAAAACTCCAGCGCATGGCTTCTATCCTGAACGTAGAAGACCTTAGTGTATATGGCGATGGGAAGACAATTAAGCTCAGGGTATTCGACAAAGCAATCACTAAAGGCAATGATTTTGAGTTAGATACTGAAGAAAAAACAAAAGAAAAATTTAATATTCTATTTAAGATTTCAAAGATAAAGTTGATTGATGGGTCTTATAAAGTAGAGATTTCTGATAAAATGATTTCTCGATTTACTCATGATAGCATTAATCTCAACTATATCATCGCAGTAGAATCTGATAGCACATTTTCTTGAAAGAATACCGATGTCTTGGGCAAATATCGGGTGAATTGATTGCCCATTTTTTAACATTGTTTAATTATAAGGAGTAGTATATGGCACAAAAGCAAAAAGTTCATTCTCATGGCACAGATGGTAATCGGTATTTCTGGGCAGTAAATGTTCATGGAGAAGAAGGAGGTGTTTATCGCAGCCGTCATGCAAAAGCCAAATCTGTAATAGCAGAATTCGCAAAGAATGGTAAGAAGATTACAGGCATTCGTGCATATGCAGGGTAAGTTTAAGACATTGTTTTAAGTAATGTAGTCCTGAACAAGACTGAAAACTGTTCATTAAATTTATTATGAGGTGAGTATGGAAGACGTGTTGGCTGAGAAATATAGACCTAAAACAATCGATGAGTGCGTTCTACCGGATGCGACTAAAGAGCAGATTCGTGGTCTAATTTCATCTGGGAATCTCCCATCAATGTTATTCGTGGGGAGTGCTGGTTGTGGTAAGACAACATTAGCAAAAGCCATCGCTAATGAAATGGGAGCGGATTTATTATTCATTAATGCGTCCAAGGACGGGAATGTTGATATGATTCGTACGCGTTTAACACAATTCGCATCCACCGTGTCATTTAATGATGCAAGAAAAATAACAGTATTGGATGAGGCAGACGGTCTAACTCAACAGGCTCAACAGGCACTTAGGGGATTTATCGAGGAATTTGGCAAGAATCATAGCATCATATTTACTGCTAACTTCGCATCAAAAATCATTGACCCGATTCATTCTAGATGTAAGGTGGTTGATTTTAAAATATCTGCTGCGGAGAAACCAAAGATTGCATCGAAGTTTCTAAAGCGAGTATTTTCTATACTGAAAGCAGAATCTATTGAGTATGACAAAGAAGCGGTAGCAGGTTTGGTGATGAAAAAGTTTCCAGATTTTCGTTCTGTGTTGAATGAATTGCAAGGATACGCGGCTGGTGGCAAAATCGATTCGGGCATCTTGCTTAATTTATCAGATGAAGCATTCTCTACATTGATTGTAGCATTAAAGCACAAGAAATTTAATGATGTTCGCAAATGGGTGGCTGACCACATTGATTTAGATTCTCAATATCTATTTCGTATGTTTTATGATACTGCCGTGGCGAAGATGGAACAAAAATCAATTCCAGAACTCATTTTACAGTTAGCAGAGTATTCATATAAAGAATCTTTTGTTGCTGATGTAGAGATAAATCGAATGGCATTTTTAATTACTATTATGATGTCGCCCTCAATCGTGTGGAAATAATTTACGTTAAGGTTCAAAATGGCTACATTGTGGGATATAGTTAAACACATTAATGAGAAAATACCACTAGAATTTACTGATACAGAATATTCAGCATGGATGGTAAATCGTGTTTTTTCTAATACGATTGACACTTTATTTTATGCTGAAGCAATGAATAGAGCATCACATCTAGACAGAGACATTCAACACGATTTTTATTATTATGCTTTGCCTAAAGCCAAACGATACGGCAAATATCATAAAGCAGAGGCAATAAATAATTATGTTGAAATGATGATGAATTTGTATCAAGTCAACCGAAGAGTAGCAGAATCGTACGTAAAGTGTATGAGCGAAGCTACATTGAAACAATTAAAAGAAAAAATGGTTGAAGGTGGTAAAAAATGAACGAAGAATTTCCTTATGGAGTAAAGATTAAACTCAAAGATCCGGAATCATTTCTCTTGGTGAAAGAGACTTTAACTAGACTTGGTGTTGCATCAAACAAGAATAAAGTTTTATATCAAAGTGCTCATATCTTACACAAACATGGGGATTATTATATAGTCCATTTTAAAGAAATGTTTGCGATAGATGGCAAATATTCTGATATAAATGAAGAAGATATTCAAAGACGAAATTTGATTATTAAATTAATTAAAGAGTGGGGGCTGATAGAGGTGATTGATGAAGCGAAAGCATCAAATATTGCATCGATGTCTGCTGTAAAGATTTTATCGTTCAAAGATAAAAATGAGTGGCAATTAATTGCCAAATATACAATTGGTAACAAACGAAAGGGAGTATAATGTCTGAAAACAACACAATTAGCTTTACCGTAGATGAAGTAAATAAAATTCTCAATTATCTTGCTGAAGTACCTGCAAAATATTCAATGGATTTAATTAATTTCATCGCAGAAAAATCTCGTGCCCAAGGTGCGGCGACGGCCCCAGTTGAGCAGGAGAATGCAGAATCTATTCAACCTCACCTTGAAGCGAAGGAAGAATAACATGGCACTCATTGGCACATACACAGATGCTACTGGCACATATAACAATGTATGTGCCAAAATAACACGAATTTAGGGCTCTAAAATCGAACACTGGAATGCATGGGTTGCCGTGTTTAAAAATTCCACAGCAGTTGAACCCATCACGACTTTTTCTATTCAAGCAGAATATGTAGAAGGAGAGAATCCTTATATAGCATTATATACAGCATTATCGAAAATGGAATATTTTTCTAATGTGACATCAGACATTTTGCCGCAAAGCGAAGTTAATATAATTGTAGAAAATGTCAAACCAAAAAAGAAAACAAGAAAATAATTTTAAAATTTTTGTTATAGATGCGAAAAGGAATGAAATTGTTTTTCATATATCTTCAAATAATTATGATGGGGCTGTATACATTATTGCTAAAAGTGATAAGTATAGCTACTTTAGAATCAAATGTTTTCTTAATACTCAATCAGCAAGAAAATGGTGTGATGATATGGTTGACGCAGCAAGGATTGTTGACAGTGCCCCATGAATAAATTACAATTGAATAATGGTAAAGACATTAACGTAATTGGAGAAGTTAATGTAGAAGGTAGACAGAATTTTATTTGTCCTGTTACGGCGTTTTACTGGAACGATATTTTAATAACTCACGTCCTAATTAGTACCGATAAGTTCAATATCAATCGTGATTATGTGGAAGTATTAAATAATGAGCAAACTGTACATAGCGGAAAAATACCTGAAGATAATAAGTCCTCGTCTCCTCAGGTTCAAGGAGAAGGGTAATCACGTCTGGAATTGCAGATGCCCTTACTGTGGAGATTCAAAAAAGAAGGCATCACTAGCAAGAGGATATTTTACCCAAAAAATGGGTGCTTTGAATTATTATTGTCATAATTGTTCAATGTCAGTATCTTTTGGTTCTTTCTTGAAATGGTTCGACCCGAATTTATTTCAAGAGTATTCATTAGAAGTCTTTAAAGAAAAGATGCATAAAGAGATTGCATTCATCGAAAAAGAACCCCCAATAACTCATCGATACATTCCTAATATATTTTCAGATTTAAAACTAGTCAGAGAATTATCAAAAGACTCTGTAGCTTATAAATTTTGTGTTGGTAGAAAACTACCAATTGATACATTCGACATTTATTATGTCGAGAGTTTTATCAAATGGACTAGGGGGCACACTGATAAATTCAAAGATTGGTCTACAAAAGACGACCATCCTCGAATTGTTTTACCATTTAAAACTAAAGATGGTATGATTTTTGGTTATACAGCTAGAGCACTCGATGACAAAGAAACCCACAAATATTATAGACTGATACTCGATGACACAGTGAAGGAAAAATTCTTTGGGATGGACAGACTAGATGCTACTACACAAGTGTATGTCCTTGAAGGTGAAATAGATTCTCTTATGATTCCAAATGCTATCGCTGTATCAAATGGCAAATTACATTCTTATTTTAATAAAGATGCAATCTATATTCCAGATTGTGATATTCGTAATAAACACATCATGAAAAATGTATCAGATATGATTGCGTTAGGACTTAAAGTTTGTATGATGCCACCAGATTTACCCGGCAAAGACCTTAATGAATTAGTTAAGCAAGGATGGACAAGTGAAGACTTAATTGATATAATTAATTCTAACACTTATGAAGGTCTAGCTGCACAATTAAACTTTAAATCATGGAAATTATAATGCGCATCATACCCCCCAGTTTTGAAATACTATCCTCTACCCCAAATATGGAACTTTTAATAGAAAATGCGATAAGGTGCGCATACAAATCAGAGGATAGAATTGAAGAAGGCAGTGCAGCAAAAATCATTGAACACATAAAATCACTAAAACATGAGTCGACGCTAGAACACACCGCTATTACAGTAAAATTTATCACTGACCGCGGTGTTACACATGAGCTCGTTAGACATCGTATCTGCTCTTTTACCCAGGAATCTACTAGGTATTGTAATTATAGTAAAGGGAAATTCGGCGGCGAAATAACTGTAATTGAACCGTTCTTCTGGGCAGGGGGAGATGAATATTCAGAGTCGAAATACGACGTATGGAAAAATGCATGTTTATCAGCAGAGGCTATGTACCTCAGCTTATTAGTTCAAGGTGCTAAAGCACAAGAAGCTCGTTCCGTTTTACCTAACTCTTTGAAGACTGAAATTGTAGTAACAGCGAACGTGCGGGAGTGGCGAAAGATTTTTTCACTTCGGACATCGAAAGAGGCGCATCCGCAGATTAGGCAAATCATGTGCCCATTGCTAGGCGTTATGAGGAAGCGGTGGCCTACATTATTTTGCGATGTAGGCGACACATCACACGATAGACCAGCGCATAATTTAGAAGTTAAACATGAAAATAGGAGATAAAAATATGATTTTGAATAATTTAAAATTACTTGTACGATTGAAGAAGTATCTAATGAACTCTAATGAATTTTTAGATAGTATACCGAATGAAATAAGCGCTGCATTCTTCGATAATTCTCATGTCAATAATGTCTTCACTATGGTAGATGAATTAATCAAAGCGCATTTTGGCGCTGATGCAGAAGAAGTTTTTTGGTTTTTATATGAGTGGGATGGCAAAGAACAAACGACTGTATTCGATTTCAATAATAAAGAACACGTGGTAAATTCAATCGATGAATACATTGAATTTTTAAAAATTTCTTATAAGGATAGATAATGGCGAGGAAATTGCTCAACCCAACCGGCGCATCTATATTATACTTCGGCAGCCATGAAGATGTGGCTGATATGCATGATTATAGAAAGCGACCGAGTATTGTTTCAGCTAGACAAATTGATGAATCATTTAGAGTCGATACAAATGATTATAACTATATACAAGGCAGACCCGGGGATTATTTGATAAAAGCACTCGACGGTGAATTGAGTGTGTGTGATAAAGATATTTTCGAATTACTTTATGACCCAGTTGAATTAGAATGAGCATACCGATGCCGATTGATATGTTAAATTATCGTCTTGATTAAAAAGGAAATAAAATGGAAATTAAATATGATGAAATGGTTCTAGCATTAGTTAAACCAGGAGATGATATTATCGCATCTTTGACGCCAGAAAAAGCACATGTGTTGCATATGGCAGTTGGCATTTCTGGAGAATCAGGAGAACTACTCGACGCAATCAAAAAGCATGTAATTTACAATAAAGAATTGGACAGGGAAAACGTGATTGAGGAACTTGGGGACATTGAATTTTACATGGAAGGGTTACGACAAGGATTAAATATCCGGCGGGAAGAAGTACTCTCCCATAACATAGCAAAATTGGGGGCTCGATATGCTGATATGAGATATACAGATGCCGCGGCGCAGCAGCGCGCGGATAAACAGTGATATTTACGCCGGCATCCTGCGCGGATGCCGATAAATAATCTCCCAACCATAATAATTAAAAGGAATCTACAATGGATGTCTCTCAAACAATTCTCTCTGAAATTACAATTTTTAACAAATATGCAAGATATATCCCTGAGCTAGCTAGACGAGAAACGTGGCAAGAGCTGTGCGAGCGCAACATGTCAATGCACATTAGTAAATATCCTATTCTTAAAAAAGAAATTAAACAAGTTTATTCTGACTTTGTTCTACCGAAAAAAGTATTGCCTTCTATGCGGTCTCTTCAATTCGGTGGCAATTCAATCGAATTGTCTAATAATCGTATGTATAATTGTGCATATTTGCCAATAGAACATACCGATGCATTCTCGGAAACAATGTTTCTATTACTGGGCGGCACAGGGGTAGGTTTCGGTATTCAGAAGCACCAAATCGCCAAATTACCAATCGTGATTGGGCCAAAAGATAAGACTCGAAGATTCTTAATCGGTGATTCCATTGAAGGCTGGGCGGATGCAATTAAGATTTTGGTTGAAGCTTATTTTTATAATAAGTCAGACCCTGTGTTTGATTATAGAGATATTCGTCATAAAGGAGCGCGTCTAGTTACATCTGGAGGTAAAGCACCCGGCCCTGCTCCCTTGCGTATTTGTATAGAACAAATACGATCGATATTGACTAATGCGACTGGCAGAAAGTTGCAACCAATTGAAGCACATGATATACAATGCCATATTGCTGATGCAGTTTTATCTGGTGGTATTCGTAGGGCTGCTATGATTTCATTGTTTTCACATGACGATATGGACATGTTATCTAGTAAATCCGGGGCTTGGTGGGAATTGAATCCATCCCGAGGTCGTGCTAATAATTCAGTTGTGCTAGATAGAAAAAATTTGACAGAAGAAGAATTTTTTGATATATGGGAACGTGTAGAAGAATCTGGAGCGGGGGAGCCAGGTATTTTCTGGACTAATGATATAGACTGGGGAACAAATCCTTGCTGTGTTTCAGGTGATACCAAAGTTCAAGTATCATTTAATGGTTGCCCAGTGCAAACAATGAAGTCGTCTGATGTTGTAGAATTAATTAAAGATGGTAATAAAGTTGATATACTTTCATGGAATGGCGATACTGCCATTATGCAACATGTAATTGATGGGAGATTGACTAGAAAGAATGCAGAATTGGTTAAAGTTACTGATACAATTTCTAACAATCATATAATCTGTACTCCAGACCATCGAATATTTACAGAGAATAGGGGATATGTTAGAGCAGACGAATTGTTGTCAACTGATATTTTAAAAGAATACATGCCCCCCGATTCGATAGAGCGTGTAAGATGCAAGAATAATATGATAGTAGTAGAAAAACTCAACTATGTAGAAGATGTATATGATTTTGAAGTAGAAGGGACTCATTGCTTTTATGCGAATGACATTTTAGTTCATAACTGTGAAATTGCGCTGAACCCCTATCAATTCTGTAATGTTACAGAAATTAATGCATCTGATATTATAGACCAGGCAGATTTAAATTCGCGTGCAAAAGCGGCGGCATTTCTAGGAACATTGCAAGCAGGTTATACTGATTTTCATTATCTTAGGGCTGAATGGGAAGAAACAACCAAACGTGAAGCATTGATTGGTGTTGGTATGACTGGTATTGCATCCGGCGCAGTATTAAACCTAGACCTGCGCGCAGCCGCGGCGGCAGTTAAAGAAGAAAATATTCGAGTAGCTGATTTGATTGGTGTCAATCATGCCGCTCGCAATACTACTATAAAACCGAGTGGCACTACGAGCTGCGTGCTGGGGTCTTCATCCGGCATACATGCATGGCATAATGAGTTCTACGTCCGCAGGATGCGGGTAGGTAAGAATGAACCATTGTATTCATACATGAAAGATAATTTTCCTGATTTAGTAGAAGACTGCTATCATAAACCACACATTGAAGCTGTGATGTCGTTCCCTCAAAAAGCTCCAACTGGTTCAATTGTCCGAAGCGAATCATTTATGAACTTGCTAGAACGAGTCAAACGATTCAATATCGAATGGGTGCATGAGGGACATGTTGATGGAAAAAATTATCACAATGTATCTTGCACAATCTCATTGAAAGCAAAGGAATGGGGCAAATGTGGTAGATGGATGTGGAAAAATCGAGATTTCTACACTGGAATTTCTGTTCTTCCGTACGATGGTGGGACTTATATCCAGGCGCCATTTGAAGATATTACTGAAGAAAAATATAATGAAATGATAAAAATTCTTCAACACAATATTGACTTAAGTAATGTTATTGAACATGATGATAATACTACACTAAAAGAACAGGTTGCCTGCGCGGGTGGGCAGTGTGAATTGCACTAAATTAGATTGGCCTGATTTAAAATTCGGGCCAATCAATTTGTGGTCTATGCCACCAGCAGCGTGGTTTTACATGACGCCGGCCGAAAAACACAGAGAAGTTTATGAGGCCTCCGCGAAACCCCCCTTGCTTTGGGGAGGGGTGAATGTCAAGAGCTGACCCGTGAGTATCGAGGTTTGAATTCAACTGCAGAGTTCAAGTTCAAGGCGTAATTTTCTCCAATTCCGATTGTAGGTTTGGTGTTTTTGCAAACCACGACCTTTGTATCCTAGACCTAATGTTACCATTGTAACATTTTGGGTCAAATAGAGCACCTGTAACATGTAGAAAATACTCTTCCGAGTAAGTCAATGCTGCTTTTGTACTAACAAATAATAGTATTTCTCGTTTGAAATTTAATTTGCCTTCTTTTTCGACTGTCTCGATTAATTTTGGCGATGAACTCCAATACTCCGCCCAATCAGATTCTTTTCGTATCTTTTTCTTTTTGCCATTTATGGTTTTAGTCGCCGCGCGGGTGAGTAATTTTCTTCCGATATACCACATACCGTCAATCTCATTTGTTATCTTGTAGATAAATCCTATTGAATTTGCCGGTATATCTTCTGTTTTCAGTTCTTTTTTATTAAAAAACCACATAATTTATTTATTTCCTGTACCATTTGATTGTTATTTATCTATGGCAATGACGATTATTTAGAAGGGATGCACAATAATTGAAGAATGGGTTCACTAAGTCATTGATATTTAATGATATTTGACAATTAATTAAAATTCTATATAATAGAT